TCCTTGCTCCGACATAAAGGCCGTGCTCGGAAAGAGTATTCACGGTGGCAAGATTGGTTCCAGCGTTATAGGTAAGGTTTCCGTTGACGGTTAGGTTTGTATTGCCTATTGAAAGGCCAGCAAACTGTGGTGAATCTCCAGAGCCAACAGATTGACCAATACTTATAGTTGGTGTTCCTGCTTCCTGTGCGACGCCGTTTGTCAGCGACACGCCAGTTCCGGCTATAACCGAGGCAACATAGTTTCCGCTCGTATCGGTATTGAGGTCAACCAAATCAGGGACCCAGGCTGTCCCATTGTATTTCAGGAATTGATTAGCAGTTGGCGTTGGTGCAGTGACGTCCGAAAGGCCGTCTATACCATGATTGGATATTGAAGAAACTGTTGCGGCGTTTCCGGATATGCTTCCGTCCACAGAGCCAGTCACATTTCCAATCAAATTTCCAGTTACGTTTCCTAAAACGTTTCCTGTTACGTTTCCAAGAAGGTTTCCGCTAACGCTTCCAGTAACATCTCCTATGACATTTCCGGTTAGGTTTCCTGTCACGTCTCCGACATGCAAACCAGTAGACTGTCCGGCCAGTGTTCCGATAACATCTCCGGTTAATGTTCCATAGAACCCACCACTAGCACTACCGTCTAACGCCCCAAAAACCGTTCCTGTTAAATCACCAACAACATTTCCGGTATGTGTGCCGATTAGATTTCCGTGAAATTCGGAGGCATATATATTGTTATTGGCGGTTATATCTTCAAAGAAAATCGGATTAAGCAAATCTGCTTTATCGTTTATTTGTTCTTGAATATTTGCGCTCGCGCTACTGAGGTAATCGAGCTGGAGTTTGGTCGTTGTTAATTCAAATAGCTTGTTCAGGTCTGACGTCGTTGCTTGGAGGCCTGTTATGTCTTCGACTCCAAGACTTATGCTTGCTGAACCATCAAACAGTTTTGTTCCAATAAACACTGGCTGGGTAATTGAATTTGCCTGTTCGGCAATCCCATTTAAATAGCCAGTAATTCCTGCAAAAACAACGCTTGCGCTTGGTGCGACATCCTGACCAATTGAAAGCTGATTTCCAAATTTTGTAATACCAGTTCCTGCGAGAATTGGTGCTGTTCCGGAAAATTGTGTAAATGATATTGCGTCTGTTCCAATGACATGTTCGCCATCGGTTCCGGTGCCAGAAGTAAATACAAGAAATCCTTGATTTGCATTTGCCGAACCAGTCGAGACGTATAATGCGTCTCCTGCGTGTGGAGTTGCGAAATGAGTACTACCATCAAAGTCATCAGAACGAGTAAGCACCCACGGAACGGAGACGCTTCCCTGAGTTGTTACATCGTAAACTCCGTTATGGACAGCGTTTGCTTGATTTTTTACAAGAATTCTATTTCCAGTTGAAGCATTAGTTCCATCCACGACAAGTCGCGCATTTGCTCCAGCAGTTAGAGTTGCCCCAATTCCATCAATGCTGTTGTCATAGGTCGGGTTGTTTGGCAAAGCTGCATCAGTGGCAAGTGTGGCAAATTCATGCCAGTTAATTGACGCTGCTATTCCGTCAACATAGGCTTTTGTTGCGACATGTTTATCATCGACTGGCAGGTTGTTAATTGTTGCTTGAGCAAATGTTGGTGAAGCAGTTGTTGCAACGCTCTGGGGGATTGAAATTGTTGGCGTCGAACCAGAACCTGAGTTTCCGGTTATTGTTAGGCCTGTGCCAGCAACAAGGGACTGAACATATGATGTGCTGTCTAGTGAACCGTAAAAATAATCAAGCTCAGTCCAAGAACTAGTCCCATCACCAAGCTTTATCTTGCCAGTGTCGGACTCTAGGCCTATTTCTCCAGCGGAGAGTACTGGGTCAACCGATGTCCATGTAGCTGCGAGGTCACGACGGAAAAGTATCTTTTTATACGCCATTAAGCATCGCCTCCGTCAGCAACCTGTGAATCGCTTGCCTCGTCAATTTCAATATTGGCAAATCCACCGTCAATTATTGCAGATTTAAATCTTTGCCAACGGAACCCGTTCCAGCTCCAGGATTTACCTGCAACAGAAAATTCGTCATTTATTGACGGTGATGAAGGGAATACGATTGGCATACGGCCAATTATCTCACAAGACGGTCTTTAATCGGCTCTAATCTGTTTTTTTCGCTAGCTTTTTACCACCAGTTGGCGATTGAGTACTTGATGCCACTGATTACTGGTTTTGCCTCATGCCTGAATGGTGCTCCAGATGGAAAAATTACAACATCCCCTGCTACTGGCTGATATGTGAAATTTAAATCCTGAAAATACAGTTCGCCACCTTCGTAATTGTCGTTTAGGTATGCAACTGCAGAGGCGTAGCGTCTGGTTTTTTCACCATCATCAAGGTGAGATACATAATGCTCACCAATTGCATATTTTAGTATTTGGTATCCATTTGTGGATTGGAACTTGATTGAAAGACCAAATTTTGCCGCAAAGTTTTGGACACAAGGAAGGATGTATTCGTGAATTTTATTCGCCAGCATAACCTCTGCCGACGACTCGTCTCCCCTTTGAGTTGGCGTTGGAGTGAACATCAATTGGTTTGTTCTTACTTCAGAAACAAATACCTTCCCCTCGGTGTCAATTACTGTCGATTTAGTCCAATCGCCTCGGCTGTCTTTCGAGATGCTTAACAGCTCAGAGGCTTCTATTATCTCAGAGGGGTTGATAATTACATTTCTGTAAACACATACGCCATTCACATTGATGTACTTCATTGCAAAACCCTTACATTCTGGTTGGGGCTACCACTTTTGCAAGGGGCACGTTGCTTCTTGTATCTTCACCTTTAACTTCATGAAGCATCCGCATTCTCTACACTGGCTGGTGACCGCAAGCAGGCTTGGACATTCTCGGCAAATCGAAAATCTTCTTTCTGCCTCTTCATCTGTGGTTTTTTCTATGTTTGGGTTAACAACATCCCACGGGCGTGTATCTCCAAGTTTTTTCTTCCACTCTTGATAGGCAGACATCTTACGGCTCTACTGTAAAATCTTTTTCAACCGTATAAAAAACATTGCTCAAGTGGGTCAGGAACCCTGCTCCAGCTTCGTTTACTGGAACATCTAACACCAATGGGACAGTCAGCGCAGCACGTTCCGCTCTAGGCATGGCTCTAAATTCTTCCACTGTGTATCCGTACGCATGAGCTTCTTCGTTAATGAATTTCTCTTCGATGCGAAGAGCCACCTGAGTTGCAATTCCCTTCCCTCTGTGGTCTGGATGAACCAGCATCAAAAGAGGATGACGAACGCCTGCGTCGTCAACGTATCTAGCAACCACGCAAAGAAGCAGGCCGTCTCCGTCTTGTCTGTAGAGCGTGAAATAAACATCTCTAGGATTATCGTCGCCAAAAACAGATGGAATTTTTGTTGGTTCAATAAAATCCCTATACCCAGGAATACCAAATTCACCGAATTTGTTTTCCCAATTAAACCAACCTTGGAATGTGTATTCTGGCTCTGTTGGTTCTCTTGGTGTCCAGATTTCTTCAGCGTTGCTCATGATTAAATCCTACTGCATTCCTGATTGTTTGTTCGACTAACAACAAATTGGGCCAAGTTTAGGGTCTATAAAGCATCCACCGCAGCATATTCCGCAATCAGGAGGAGGAGCAGGAGGCGGCGAAGGAGGCGGCGAAGGAGGCGGCGAAGGAGGCGGCGAAGGAGCTGGTGGTGTCACATAACCGCAAACGCCGTTTCTATAAGCTCCGTTGTAGCCACCCTCACCAGGGCAAGCTCCTCCACCACAAGTTCCGTATATGTAGTACTCGTAGCTCATTGTTCCGTCGCATGTCCAACCAAAACCGGCTGGGTCTAAATGTGAAAACTGACCGTATTGTCTTCTTGCTACACCATCGCACGAGCATGGCGGAGGAGGTGGTGGCCCTGGGACCACTGGTGTTGCTCCACTTGAAACAGCTGACCTTGTACTCTGACCAGTAGCGTTGACTGCAATAACTGTAAAATAGTATGCGGTTCCATTGCTTAATCCAGTAACGGTATAAGACGTGGATGTCGAACCAGTGTTTACAGAGTTTGACCAACTTTGAATAGCAGCAGATGATGTTGACCAGTAAACAATATAACTAGTAATAGCTGCACCGTTATTTGCTGGTTCGCTCCACGATACAGTTACTTGACCATTACCAGCAGAAACAGTTGGTTGAGCTGGGGCAGTTGGAACTCCTGCAACAAGTGATGAAGATGAAGTTACAGCAGATAAAGATTCAACAGAAGACTGAGACTCAATTGTGACTGCTGAAAACGTGTAGCTAACGCCATTGCTTAATCCAGTCAGAGACATGGACCCAGACGTTCCACTTGTGGCTTCAGAAACAGAACTTACACCAGTATTTGAAGTAACCCTGAATTTAACTGACCCAGATTTACCTTTGTAACCAGTGTGATTGACGACTATGTCGCTTGCACCTCCCAGGGCGTTTGGTACAACAGATATCGAGTCTGGTGGGTCAATAAACTTTCCACCACTGGCTTGATTGCCCGGAATCACGATGCCGCCAAGTCACCTATAACAAACCACTCGTTTGCATTTTCTGTTTTGACTATTGTGCATGAAGAGTATCTTGCTCTTAGGAAAAGACCAGGAGTTGCCAAGAGCGTTACTCCAGCGCCTGCAAGAATTCTTGTCTTACCAGTTCCGCGCTGAACAATGGTGATGCTCGTACCAGTCACAAAAGCAACACTCGAAGCCGGTGGAACGGTCAGGTCATTGGCGGAGCTTGAATCCATAATGATGATTGTTTCGGCAGCATCACCAGCAGCAAGTGTGTAGTTGCCGGCCTTTGCACTGAGTGTTTGAATACCCGTTGTTGAAACTGAGGCAGTAGAACCTTCGCCCTGTGTGTGGGAGATGGAAATTCCATTTCCAGCAGACACGTTGAGCATGTAGTTGCCAGTTGTATCTGTTCCAAGTTCAATACCGTTTGCCTTAATGGTAAATGGACCATCGCTGTAATCAAATTTACTGCCGTCGTACTGGATTATTCCTGGAGCGGTTGTGCTGGCCAAGCGATGCGTAGCAGCAGTTTTACCTGTTACTCGACCATAGGAATCGACTTCAACTCCCGTGAATATCATGCTGGCAGAATTGTTATCTTGGAAAGAATTGGATACTGATACGGTTGCAAGGTCGATGTCGTCTGTGCTTACTACAATTCTTGAAGAATCAGCGGTTCCAATATTCAGTGCCGTTCCACTGAACGCCATTCCGTTACCCGCCATAACAACCTGTGCAGCATTGAATGCAGTGTATGTGATGTTGTCAGTTCCAATAACAATTGGACTTGTTGAACTGTTATTTATAAAACCATACCCAGCATTGGTATTGCCACCCATAACAAAGCAGAAGTCTCCAGAAGCCATTTCTCCAGATATGCTATTGTCAGCATCTGTTGCTCTTGTTATTACCCAAGGAGCACTTGCGCTGCCGACTGCCGTAATAGTGTAGATACCATTTTGTTTTGAGTCAGTCTGCGATTTAACAAGAATTCTGCTTCCAACAACTACCGAGGCTCCATCAATAGTACCAATTGAACCATTTGTTGCTTTTGTTAGAGTTGCACCAACGCCAGCAGTTCCGTTGTTGTATGTTCCAGCGAGGTTACCACTTGTTGCAGCAACCACTGATGCATGGAAGTTAATACCTGACGCGGCATTATCTACATACTGTTTTGTTGCTGCTTGAAGTGCTAAAGATGGGTCTGCGGCGAGTGTGACTGTTCCTGTTGCGGTAACGTTTGAAAATGTGACAGAAGCAGAAGTGCCTACATCCTGTCCGATTGCAATGGTTGCGTTTGAACCTTCACCTGGAGTATGCGTGATTGTTACGCCAGTGCCCTGGGTAATGTCGGACATATAGTTTCCAACAGTGTCTGTTCCAAGGTTGATTGCGTCGTTGACCCATAGGGCTGAGGCGCTGTTGTACCGCAAGAATTGACCGTCGGTCACACCGTTGATTTTTACGTTGTGGAGTTCTTCAAGTTCGTATCCGTTTTGGCACTTGACATACATAATGCCGTTTCCATTGTTCGCCCTAGTGACAACACCAATAAAAACTAAGTGGTTTGGAGCGGTTGGTTTTGTTGTTGTAAAAGTTCCAGCCGTTGAGCCAAGCCAAAGAACATCGCCTGATGCATAGGAGCCAAGAGACAGACCACTCACATATCCAAGTGTTGTTACTGCTACATCTGAACCTGCCGCCCCACCAACTGCAACAACTCCGACAGTTTTTGATGAAGTCGCTTCAGAGGAATTGGATGCTCTCTTTACAGAAGCCCTATCTCCAGCAGCCCCAAATAGATAAACTACTTCGCCGATACTCAAAGCATTTGCTTCAGCGTTCCTTGCATATGTAACAGTCGGGGCATACTCATTAACCCAGTTTGTTCCGTTGTAGGTTAATGACTGATGATTTAACGGGCTTGTGATTACAACATCTGAAATTTCATCAAGGCTCACACCAGAGTTAACAACGCTTGCGCTGATGGTTATGTCTGTAGTTCCGTTAAAAGAAGCAGAACCGCTTAAGTCTCCAGCGAGCGAGATGGTTCGTGCGGTTTCTAACGCGCTTGCAGTAGACGCATTCCCAGTAACATCTCCTACGAGGTCTGCTGTTACATTTGCAAAAGTCACTGAAGCGGAAGTGCCAACAGCCTGTCCAATAGCAACCGTTGGACTTGAGCCTTCACCAGGAGTATGCGTTACCGTGACACCAGTGCCTGCGGTTAGGTCGTTTACATAGTTGCCAGTTGTATCAACACCCAGGGCGATGCTGTTCGGCTGAAGCGTTGTTGAGATATTTACGCTTGCAGAACCATCGAACATGACCGAGCCAGAAACATCTCCACTCAATGCGATTATGTGGGAACCAAACAAATTTGAAACAGTGTCGTTGTACCAGTCAAGGCCGTCAAATGCTAAAACATCGCCAGCGTTTGCGTTGTCAATGTATACATTGTCCAGTTCTTCAACTGTTAGGAATTCTGGTGTGAGCGTTACCTGAATCCACGAACCTGAGTAATATGTATAAAGTTCAAGTTCGCTTGAGTTATACCAAAAGTCGCCGACTCTTATCTCGTCAGTAGGTTCCGTGTCAGAGACTGTAATGAAGTGGATTGTTTCGTTAATCCAAGCAGAAGCAGAGTTCTTGTAAACAAGGAAATCACCCTCTTCTACGTTGTTAATTGTTACATCACCAATGTCATTGAGGCTGTTGATTGTTGGTATTGACGCCCACTCAACTCCAGCAGATGCTGAGCTACTTGCTTTTAGGAAGTAGCCTTCTGCTCCAACACCCAAACGAAGAAGATTGGTTCCATCAGTAACGAGCAAGTCGCCTTTGGTGGTGAGTTTGCTTACAAGTTCGTTTGCTTCGTCTGCGTCATTGGCGGTGAATACTGGGTAAATAACCGAACCAATTGGGTGCTCGGATGCGGTGGTGTCGTCTTGGGCTCTTGTCAGGGTTAGGGTTGAGCCAGAAATCGTTGCCAAACACTTTTCTTCATATATCGAAGATGGTCGGATTACTACGTAAAACGGGATGCCAGCAATGGATGGCCATCCAGTTGTTGCCGCAATGTCAACAGTTGTGCCAACGTTCGTCAGCAGCGTTGTTGTCGTCGTGTTGCGCGCTGCACCCGAATATTGTTTGCGTGTAAATGCTGCCATGATTACTCCTAGTTTACTTCATCTCAACTAATGAGAGCCTGAATACCCCAGTATCCAGCTGTAATTCCCTGGATTGGGTCTGTGTCATAACTTGCTGTTTCGCTTGAATGGCCTGTTCCACTCGCGGTTCTTGGTGCGGTGTGCAATCCAACTGCAGTGTCTCCTGCGGTTGCTCCACCTTGACCAGTTGCAGTAAGCGGTGTTGTTATTAATTGCGTTACTGATTGAGAACTCTGACCACTTGCTGATGCGGTTCTAATAATCGTTAGCAATTGAGCTAATGATGATGAACCAGTTCCATTTCCACTTGCGCCTCTTGGTGCAGTATGCAAACCGTTCGCTTCATCGCCAGCCGCGGCCCCACCAAATGCTGTTGCCTGACGGAGATTGCTGTGAAGACTTGAGGCAAATGAACCGCTTGTTCCGGAACCATTTGCATTTCGGAGATGTGAATGCAACCCAACTGCTTCGTCGCCAGCTGTTGCAGAACCAGTACCCAAAGCTGTCCTGAGGTTTGAGTACAAGATGGTGTTGTTTGAATTTCCAAAACCAGAACCAGAAGCGGTTCTGATAAATGTTGTGACGATTGATGTCGCCGAATCTCCAGTTCCATTTCCATCTGCTGTTCTTGGTGCAATATGAAGACCATTTGCTGTATCGCCTGCAGTCGCACCGCCAGAAGCAGTTGCTGAACGAAGATTGCTTTGTAGAGTCGCATTGCTTGAACCGCTTATTCCATTGCCGGTTGCAGTTCTTGGTGCTGTATGCAGGCCAACTGCAGTATCTCCAGCTGTGGCAGAACCAGAACCAGTAGCAGCTCTTGGTGCAACGTGTAGACCAGTTGCTGTTTGACTTGATGTTCCAACAGATACAGATGTTCTATAAAGAATCTTGAATTCATTCGTGCTCTCCGTGCCAGAGCCAGAACCAGTTGCGTTTCTTGGAGCTGTGTGCAGGCCAACTGCTTCGTCTCCAGCTGTCGCTCCACCTGATGCACTTGCGGAACGAAGATTGGTATAAAGGATTGAGGCACTAGAGCCACCAGTCCCTTCGCCAGTTGCCGTTCGAGGTGCGGTGTGCAATCCAATGGCTTCATCGCCAGCTGTTGCCGAACCAGAACCTTGAGCAGTTCTAATATTCGAATATAGAACCGAGTTGTTGGATGAACCAAGTCCAGAACCGTTTGCAGTACGAATGAAAGTAGTGATAATTGAAGTCGATGAATCACCAGAGCCAGAACCGTCTGCAGTTCTTGGTGCAATATGTAGTCCGTCTGAACTTTCAAAACTCTGACCAGAAGCATTCGCTGTTCTAACAGGAGTCTTAATTGAAGACGAAGTTGAAGAGCCATCACCATCTCCGCTTGCGGTTCGGATTGAGGTATGAAGGATGAGTGCTTCATCGTTGGCGGTCGCACCACCGTCTCCGTATGCAGTTCTCAGTTTTCCGTACCTGAAAGATGCAAGCGAGTCAGAGACCCCTGATGCAGAACCGGTTCTATGAACAGTTCGCAATTCACTAGATGTTGACGAACCGACACCATTGGCAGATGCAGTTCTGAAGAATGTTGCTCTTTCTTCAGATACAGATGAACCTGCCCCATCAGCAGTTGCTGCTCTTGGTGCAGTGTGCAGTCCTGTCGCCGTATCTCCGGCAGTAGCCGAACCAGAACCATATGCCGTTCTGAGATTTGAATGAACAATTGCGTTATTTGACGAACCAGTTCCAGAAGCAGATGCTGTTCTGAGATGGGTGAACAGTTGAGAAACTGATGAATCTCCATCACCAGAACCGCTTGCTGTTCTTGGTGATGTGTGTAGACCATCTGAAGACTCAGATGACTGTCCTGCAGCAGAAGCTGTTCTAACAGGTGTCTTGAACGAAGATGAATTTTCAGAACCGCTTCCAGAAGCACTTGCGGTTCTAAGGCTTGAATGAAGAATTAGGGCAGTGTCACCTGCGGTTGCAGAACCTGAACCTTGAGCGGTTCTAAGGTTTGAGTAGAGAATTGAGTTGTTAGATGTTCCAGAACCACTAGCTGAAGCAGTCCGGAGATGGGTATGTAGGGCGAGAACAAGCGAGTCGCCATTTCCTGAACCAGTAACACTTCTTGGGGAAATAATGAGTCGTATTGCAGACTCGTTTGACTGGCCGGATGCGCTTGCCGTTCTTGGCGAGGTGTGTAGACCAATAGCGGTTGAATTGCTCGTTGCGGAACCAGTTGCGGAAACAACGGATGTTCTAACTCTGGTTGAAGATTCGCTTGATGTCCCAGACCCAGATGCGCTTCTTGGCGCGGTGTGTAGGCCAATTGCCGAATCTCCAGGCGTGGCACCACCACTAGCAGTTGCAGACCTAAGGAACGTAATGACTTCGCTAAGGTTGGACGAGGAGCCCGTTGCACTTCCAGATGCCGTTCTTGGTGAGGTATGCAAGCCGTCGGCAGTGCTATCTCCATTCGCAGAAGCAGACGCTTGACGTGGTGCAGTGTGAAGTCCAATCGCTTGGTCCCCAGCTGTTGCGGAGCCAGAACCAGTTGCGCCACGTGGTGATACATGGAGCGAGATGACTGTATGACTGGATATGCCAGACGCTGACGCAGTCCGTATTGCCGTATGAAGTTGGGATACGGAAGAAGAACCACTGCCAGCAGCGGAGGCATTCTCCGATACTGTTTTAAATCCTACATAGAACGACGAGGTCCCTCGGAATGGTTCCGAGAAACCAATTATCTCTTGTTCATCCATGAGGGGTTACTCCCCTCTGGCTTACTCGAGTGTCAGCGTAAGGGAAGTGATTTCGAACGTGTCGCCAGCAGTAACTGAAGCGTTCGCAGAAAGAGCACCGTACCAGAGGCAGTTACCAGCAGTTGAGTTATCCCACAGCGACCAGTGCGAGTATGTCTCTGTAGCAGCAACGAGCGTCCACTCAACAGTTGCAGTTGATGTCTTTGAGCCACCAGAAGCGGCACCAAAAGAAACTGCCTTGCGTGTTGTCTCGGTTGCTGGGTTGCCAGTTCCGTTTTCGCCTGGGTCTCCAAGATGAAGCTTGAGATAAGTAGCAGAAGCCGAGTATGCAGAACCCGAACCGTCCAAGGTATCGAGTAGCTCGTTTTCTAGGAAGTTTGAAATTGTCATGTGATTGATACCTTTTTGCTAGGGACCGGTTAATACCGCTTGCTACAAGAATACACCTAAGGGGTGAACTCTATTTGAACTGATAGGTCGGCCCCTGGATTTAATGACCCTATTTGGTCAATGTCAACTGTTAAATAATCACCAGTCGTCAATTCCGTAACGTTTGGTGTTGAAGTTGAGACGAGAGTTTGTCCTGCAAAAATTTTTGGCCTGCTTGCCTGGGTAGTGAATATTGTCGTTCCGTTTTTGTTCACGTCTATCACTAGGTCAGACCCGGTCGGTGCGGTACCAACCGAAGCTCTTACGTTCCCGATTGTTATTGGGCCAGGAATGTAAAATTTTGCTCTTCCCGTCCCGGTGCTCAATGTTCCCGGAACAGTGAATACCTGAACTTGATACGTAAACTGTTGAACACCGGGTGCGCGTGTCGTGGTAACAAGAACTCGGTTTGGGATTTCAGTTGTGATTACTTGGACTACGTTTTCGCCTGTCATCGCGTCACCTCTTGTGAAAGAATGAAGTCGCCCTGCAGTATTCTGTCTATTTCGTTTGTTGGCGAGATTATTTCAATGTCGTAAACACCAGACATGGTTATTGCTCGGGTGTCCTCGGCCCTTATAAAAAGGGTTATCGTTCCATCCTCCGGGTCTGGGTTGCCGAGCGTAATTCTATTTGTAGCAAGATTCTGGGTCGTCAGTTCTGTAATTGTTGTTGCCGACTCCATATATCTTCTGACTTGCATTCTTGCGGTATACCCGGTGAGGTCCCACGGAAGAAACTCTGGGCACACCTCAGCTCCGCCGCAGCCATTGGCGTAGTCAGGATTTGTGTACTGCAGCGTCAATTGAAGGTCAAAAGTTGACCCTTGCTGACAAGTGATGTTGTATCTTCCCGCGACCATTGACACGGCTTTCTCCAATCATTGACCTACAAGATTGTAGATGAGAACACGCCGGGCTGGTCGGCAATCCGCCTTACAAAACTGAAGCGGAGTCCTTATTTGGCCCAACCTTCTTGAGACCCATGCTCATCGCGACCGACAAGGCAACGGCAACAACGCCAACTTTTAGGTTTGAAGCATTAACTAGCCCGTCAAAATCTGCTCCGGTGGCCAGCCATGAGCCAAGGTAACCCTGGGCAAATGTTCTTGCTGCTCTCTCAACAACGTCTTTCATGAATGCTTGATTCATCATGTTCTCCCATTTTTGAATAGATGACACAACAATAATATCACATGTATTTTTTTATTCGCCGTGAACCAATTACTGCTCTCGCTGCGCTATTTATAAATTAGTATCTTTAAAACGCCTATGAAAAAACCACAAAAACCAACAATCGCATTTCTTACCCATGACTGGTCGTGGGGAACGAACCCACTACAACCAAATGGGTGTGCTTGGTATAGGTGTAAGTTGCCTGCGGATGAATTGAATAAGCGTGGCTGGTTTTCTTCTGTTGGATTCCCAGGTTTCACAACACAGCGTGGTTTCGGAATGCTTGTCGAAGGAGATAAAGCAGTTCACGGTTGGGACATTATAGTTTTTAAATTATTGATGCAACAAGAAGTACTAGATGCCATGCCACTTGCCCGTGCGATGGGTCAAAAAATCGTAGTTGATGTTGACGATTGGTTTGATGGGTTGTCTGAATCAAATAGGGCTTTTGAGGCAACACATCCAGATAAAAATCCAAAATCAAATCGCGAAATATATTCTAAAATAATTCTTTCTGCTGACGCCGTAATCACATCAACGCCATTCTTGTTCGACTACTACGCAAAACAACGAGATAATGTTTTTCTCGTCCGAAACGGGATAGACCTGCCTAGGTGGCAAAAAAAACAATTTCGCTCGAATAAAAAAACAAAAGTTGGCTGGGTTGGAGCTACGCATTGGCGCTCAAACGACCTAGAGCAATTATCTCCATTTCTTGGACAATACCTAGAGATAAGAAATCTTGGATTTCATCACTCCGGACACAGCACCACTGCGCCACAGGCAAACCATATGTTTGGCATTCCTGATTCAATTACGAAAATGTCGCCAATGGTTCCAATTCTTTCGTACCCATCACTTTTTCAACACATTGACATTGGGCTGATACCGCTGAACAACATCTCTTTCAATCATGCAAAATCTTTTATTAAGGGACTGGAATATGCTGCAGCTGGTGTGCCTTTTGTTTCATCCTATTCGCCTGAATATGAGCTCCTTGCCAACCAGGGGATAGGACGGGTTGCTCGTTCAACGTCTGAATGGGTTTATCATTTAGATGAGCTCCTCGACGCAAGAATGAGAAAAGATGAAATCGACGAAAATTACGAACTTCTTAAAGATTTCACCATGGATAAGCGTGGTGACGACTGGGATGCAACGTTTCGCGTAATATTGGAGAAGATATGAGTACGACAGAATTCCTTGAACAGCAGTACGCAGAACTAACCGTTCCGGCACCAGAACCAGGCCCAGCTGACTGGAATGACAACGGCTTCGTGATTAAAAAAGGACTTCTTCCAGAAGAACTAATGGAACGCTACGAAGCTTGCTGGATTGAAAACAACGCAGAATACGTAGACGGTCAATTCTCAATGACTCGACCTGGAGGTTGGCCAGACTGCACGCCATACAGAAGACACCCAGAGGTAATGGAAATCCTTACGTTCAAGGGAATTAACGACACAATGGAAGAGCTCATTGGCGAACCGGCGGCCGTTCACCTTAACCTGACTGGATGGGTTACAACAACAAGAAACTGGCATCAAGATACATACCTAAATCCAGAACATGTAGGAGATTTTTATGTTGCAATATGGATTGCGCTTGAAACAATCAATCCAGATTCTGGTCCGTTTCAACTAATACCTGGCTCACACAGGTGGCCTACGGTAACACGGGAAAAAATTCTCCAGGTACTTCCGCCGGAAAAACGAGATTATCGATGGCCTACATACAGCGAAGAAATTCTTACCCCTATATTTACTCATCAAATTGAAAAGCGTAATGCTGAAGTTTTAACATACCTGCCAGAACGCGGTGACGTTTTATTTTGGCATGGACGACTTCTTCACAGGGGTTCTTTACCAAACCAAACGGGAATGATTAGAAAATCACTTATTGCCCATTATTCCGGAATTAATCATAGAAGTGACATGCCAAAAGCAGAGCGCCACGGAGATGGTTGGTACTTCCCAATCGATGGCGGAAATGTAGGACGATAATGAATTTACTTAATGCCGGCTGTGGAACTCATTACGCAAAAGGATGGGTCAATACCGATACATGGGTTACTGAGGACACGCGACCAGACGTTCGTGTTGAGCCCGGCAAACCCTATCCATTTGACGACAATTATTTTGACGCAGTATTTCTTGGGCATGTGCTTGAGCACATTCCATGGAAAGAAGTGCCTGCATTCGTTTCCGATATGAAACGAATAGCAAAACCTGGAGCACAGTTCCTTATTTGTGGACCAGACGTCAGACGAACAATCAAGCGATGGGCTCAGGGACAAGAGCCATGGGAAATGGTCTTGTCAGTCATGGAGCACCTTGATGTTGAAGATACGCATGTTCCCGGCCTTGAGTGGTGGGATGGTGCGCACCACCACTGGAACTGTCATCACGACAGAGTTTGGAAACTCTTACATCAGGCTGGATTTACTGAAATGCAAGACGTTTTTGACGTCATACCCAAAGACCCATCTGGCAGCAGCTGGATGAACGATGGTATCAAGTGGCCAGTTGTTGGTCATTGGCATTGGCACTTCGCAATTATGTGCACAAACAACAAATGACGCAAGTTGCTTTTATTTAAATTGATTTAATAAATTATATTTAGCACACTCCAAAAAAATGCTAGAATTAGTGGTATTTTTTTGGAGGTGTAGGTGTTCAGAAGGCGTAACCGTGTAAACAAACCTGCTCTTGTGATGGCAGTTCCGTCAGTATTTTTTCTGCTTATCTCGATTTTTGGTTTTTCCGTGCCCGCTGGGGCGACATTCACCACAAATACTCAAATATCCAATGGACAAGCCTTCCTTCAAGGAGAGTATGCCGAAGTTGGCGTACGAGCCAACGGAGCCTTTGGCTCAACGAGCGTTCCTTCGGGTTTCCACGCAAACCCAACAAACTGCCTCGGATTCCGAGTTGACCGTGAAATGGACGGCTGGGGTGAAACAACGGATGACGGAGACTACTTCTGTCCAGGCTCACCTTTTGAGGGCTGGCAAATGAAGGTTGCTGGGAGTATTGGCAAAAACGACCACGGTCAAACACTTATCGCAGGTGCGGTTTCTGACATTCAAGACTCTGGCTCGTCTCAATGCGTTTCTTGGATTAGTGCCAGCCCATTCAACGGCGTAAGTGTTTCGCAAAGGTACTGCGTTCCAACGGCAGGGCAAGCGCTTCATACGGACGTGACTCTTACCAACACAACCGAGTCCGCAATTAGTGATGTGTATTTTGGTCGAGGCTTTGACCCAGACAACGCAACTGGCTCTGGCTCTATGACTTGTGCTGGTGGAACCGTGAGTACATCAATGTTCCAGTCTTGCAACGGTGTAACTGGTCAAGGAACAGAAGCACAAGCAACAGCAAGGTGGGGAAATAACGCATTTATTGCTCTTCAGTCATTTGACGCTCGTGCTCGTGTTGCTAGACAAACTGGTGGATTTTCTTCCCCAGACCCTGCTGACATTTGGAACGCTGGAAACACACTTGCAACTAGCGGAACATATCTTGGCAATGTTGGAGAAATGTATGCCGACGCAGGAATATACGTTGCCCTGAATGTTCCAACACTTGGAGCTGGCTCTTCAACTTCGTTCCGCATTAGCTATGTTCTTTCGGCTGATGGAAACAATGCCCCAGTTCTTGGCTCTCCGGTTGTAAGCGGTATTGGCCAGACTTCTGCGACTATTGCTTCAACAGTTAACCCAAAGGGTTTCTCTACCACAGCAGAATTGGTCTACTCAACTGACCCGGACTTTGGAACTTCTAGCACAATATCAATGGGGACTTTTACTGGTTCAGATGAAGTAGCTATTGATGCAGAGATTACTGGTCTTGACCCAAGCGAAACCTACTACGCAAAGATTGTTGCAACTAATGAAACTGGAACAACAGAGTCTGCTGTATTTGACTTTGAAACCCTTGCAGCTACTGCGCCAATAGTTTCATCAGAGGAACCAACTGTCACAGTTGATGACGGTCCTGTGACGCTGTCCGGAACGCTAAACCCCAATGGATTTAGTTCTACAGCTGTATTTCAATACAGCACGACGGCTGACTTCTCTGGAACTGTCGTTGACATTCCGGTCTCTGGAACTTTTACTGGCACATCTCTTTCAACCGTATCAACAGTTGTTGAAGGCTTGACTGGTTCAACCACCTACTACTTCAGACTAAAAGTCACTAATGCTTCAGGCTCGGCATATGGCTCAACTCTTTCTTTTGTTCCTGCCGACATTCCTGCCCCCACTGCTGCTTACCTGAATCCAGTTACAAACCTGACGGCTGTTGCAAACGCAGACGGAAGTGTTGACCTTGATTGGGATGCATCGGCGGCAAGCAATACCGCCATCTATGGTTACTCGGTTAGTTTTTATGACCTAACCGTGATTGGTGGAGCCACGTCAGGAGGCTGGGGAGTTTGGACTAATCAAGGAACCAACTACTCGTTAAGCACTGGGATGTTTTCTGGAAGTAATCCTGTCACGACTGGATATGGACCAGTTCGTTTCGGTATCAAAGCGGGAAATCAGAGTTGTTTCTCCAACGAAGGAGTGGGTCCGTGCGTGTACGGACCAGAAGTGACTGTTGATGCAACTGTTCTTGACCCGACTCCAGTAACTACTACTACTACTACTACTACAACTACGACCAGTACGACTGTCGCTCCTGTCGTCGTGACTCCCCCATACGGTACAACAGTGCCACTCCCGCAATACCCAGAGCCTGAAACAGAATCCACAACGGTGCCGCTTCCCGTAGAAACAGAACCTGGAATCGAATTGCCGACAGAGACAATTCCAGAATATTCAGAACCAATTGGAATAGACCCAACAGAAACCGAAACGGTAGTAATAATAATTCCACCAGATGATTATACCGTCACAGACATAGAAGACAACGAGCCAATCACGACGGTCATACTGGACAATATTCTTGAAGATACGTTCACTACCGATATTGACGCTGACGAGGTTGGCACTGTTCTTGACACACTTCTTGGCGCAGAACTTACCGACACTCAGTTTGACAATGTCCTAGAAGCCGTGTTTACCGAAGATGTTTCGGCAGATGTATTCACCGAAGCACTGACGACGATGCTGGATGCAGACATCACTAGCGCACAGTTGACGGCAGTTTTGGATTCAGCGTTCTCAGAAGATACTTCTGCTGAGAATATGGTGTCGGCTTTGGTGTCAATCTTTGATGGTCCGCTTAGTTCTGGCGACCTAGACACAGTTATGGCAGCCGTATTTGACGAAGATATATCGGTTGCGGACACTATGACCGTACTTGGAGACTTGCTTGAAACAAACCTAAGCGCGTCAGAAACAGAAGCAATCTTTGACAGCGTGTTTGACAGTGACCTTTCCGACGCAGAAACCATTGACCTCATCGTTGATGTGTTGGAGGAAGAACTCACCTCAGAGTTGTTGAACACTGTTCTTGGTGCGGTCTTTGACGAAGAAGTAAGCAACGAGGTTTTGATTGAAACCTTCACCGCAGTCTTGGGTAATGAACTAGACGCTGAGTCTGTTGGTGTAATCGTGGATGTGTTGGAATCTGACACGATTTCAAGCGAGCAGGTCGGACAAGTCGTCACGTTGGTAATTGAGCAAGAGGGTGGCATTGAGTCAGGACAAGCAACCGAACTTGCAACTAGCGCCAAGGTTCTCGAAAGCATTGACGGCGAACAAGCAGCCTCAGTGTTTAACGCAATCGTTGTTGCCGAAGTTTCCGAAGAAGCGGGTGCTGCAATTTCAGAAGCACTCACCGAGGCGCCAACCGATGTTAAGGAATCATTTGAAGAAGAAATCAACGTATTCGCCGGAGTGTTTGATACGTATACCGCATTGGGTTCTTCTATAGATGTTGGTACAAGAAGAAGCGTAATTGCGGTAAACTTGGTGACCAGTACTGTGGCTCTAGCCGCTGCTGCTGGTGGAATACCAACCCCAGGCTCTAGTCCATCTAGCCCATCTGGCCCAAGACAAGACGTTGCGGTCCGCAGGGAGGACGAAGAAGCCGAGGAAGGTGGAGCAATCGAGGGCGAAGGTCCTGAATGGATTAAGAGAATATCTATTTACAAATACGAAGATGGAGTAAGAGTTATGGACTGGAAGAATTTCACTAAGAAATTTGTTTACGGAGTGATGGGCTCTGGATTCACTCTTGCTGGGGCAGTGGTGATGTACTTCACATTGTCCGGGTTTACCCAGCAGGTAGCGCTATGGGGTACGTCAATCGCATTTGCTTGCGCGATGTACCTCCACATGAAAGAGCCAGATGGGGAATAAGTACTCAATTTAGTAACTTATTATTATCCAACTTTTGTTGTAAAATCTTTTAGCGTTCTTTAGCGCTCTCAGTTATTTGCACGAAAAGAGTTGACAATGAGCAAGCTTGCATGGGATTACATCGTCCCCGTAGTTCTTCCAAAAGACCTTAAAGGCATCGAACCAGGAAAGCTCCCTGCCAATCTTTTAAGAGCTGTCCCAGGCGGTGGGAAAATGCATTGGATTGCTGCATCCGCATGGACGGCAATGGTTGAGAAAGCAAAAGCTGAAGGTGTTGAACTAAAACCGACTTCCAGCGGCGATACATATAGAGATTACGAGAGCCAAAAAAAAGGATTTCTCACCAGATACCAGCTTGAGCCAGTAGCCGGTACCAGCACAAAAACATTTGAGGGGAAGACTTGGTATCTCAAGAAGGGTATGGCGATGCTTGCCACGCCGGGTAAATCGCAGCATAACCTCGGCTTGGCCGTTGACGTTCATTCAGCATCAGAACCAAAGCGCCTCAACTGGCTTATTGCAAATGTTAAAGAGTTTGGTTTCTCATGGGAAGTGGTTCCATCAGAGCCATGGCACCTTCGATATGTCAACGGCGACAATGTTCCGGCATCTGTAAAAGCATGGATGGACGCAAACGGAGTAGTTGCTCCAGCAGGTGGTGCTCCAGCCCCAGCATCTGGTAGCAACGACATAAGCAAGCTCCAAGAAGCACTTAAGGCTAAGGGTTTCTATAAGGGCGCAATCAACGGGCAAAAAGATGCCGCAACCGACGAAGCAATTAAGGCGTTTAAAATTGCCAACAATCTTGCAGCTGACTCGGTAGCTGGTCCAAAAGTAAAAGAACTTCTCGGCCTTTAACAACAATCGAGGGACTATGCAACAAGCAATTCTTCCAGCAATAATCACAGGGTGTTTCGGAATTCTTATTGCCCTTGTGCAAAAGGGCAGAAAAGAAAACACACGCGACCACGGAATTGTCGCCGAACGCCTAGAAGCACTGCGTGAAGATATTCACGATATTGATTTAGATATAGCTGTAATTGAAGCAAAAATAGATGGCCATATCAACGACCATGCCGTTGGTTTGGTTAGCGAGATACGACACAAGAAAAAGAGCAAGGTATGAATAACTTAAAGCACATCGTGCTTAGAATTCTTGCTGTTTTTGCATCAAATGCTCTTGGCGTCATCGGAGCTGGTGCAATTGCTGGAATCCCACTGTGGAAAGCATGCTTTGTTGCCGGCATAGGCGGCGTAGCAACTGTTGTGGAAAGACTCGCTCGTGCATATATGGATGACGGTAAACTCTCTGTTGCAGAAATAGACGGAGCCTTCAGCCAGGCCAGACAAGAGGTCGAGGCAAAAGCGGAAGAGGCATCTGCGACTAAGAAAGAAAAATCAGCAACTGCATAATTTGCTGCAACTAAATACCTACACCTATTTGACATTTTGCTGTGATAACTTTTTGTTGTCCCACCGCGCCCAAGGTCGAACCACAATTTTGAAATTTATCCGAAATGCCCGCACCTAAAGAGATAGAACAACTATGGCACTGTGATGGCCACGAACTTCTTCTTAGGATAAACCGTGCTGAACTCGAAATACTCTCCATCTTCTGTCCACATGAGGAAAAAGATGGGCCATGCAAGAATCGGAAAGGCGAGTGCATAGTCTCAACACACATCACCAGATACGGGATGGACTGCAATGGTGGCGTATCTCCGGCAATGGAGAAGCTATCTCTCTGCTGGACGCTTATAGGAGATGTAGATGATATCGATTCTTCACAGCTGTGGTTTATGCCGACATCCGACGATGTGTTTCAAGCATGGATTATTGCGAACAACGAAGACGAAGAAACTACTGAGAGCGATACTTAGATTTTTGACTTGCTCGTCTATTTTTAATTAATCTCATCCTGTTTTCGACAGCAATAAGTATTTCTTCTTCTTCGTCATACTTGTCCATGCTGTCTGATTTTGCAATATTTGATATCTGCTTATTTGTATTAGCTACATACCTTTTGCCAAGAAATCTTTCTTTTTGACCGCGGTAAACAGCGGCTGATTTAAAAATCTGCTCAATTCCATTTTCTGTTATGAGCCACTCATCCTCTGATGCCCGGGATATGTAGCCATTTTTCTCCAAAGACTTTAATTGCTCTTTAGCGCGAGAGATTCCAGTTTCATGGAACACACCCCGAAGGCATTCTTTTAATTGAATTGCGCTAAATGACCGTCCGTAAGACTTCATCATTTTTGCGAAGCAAAGGGTGTTGTACCCAGCTGAGTTGTAAACGACTAATCCTTTTGTTGAGCCTGGCATGAGCTGGAAGCGTATTAGAAGGGTTCTTGTTCTACAACTTCATCTTCGTTTTTTTCTTGCGTTGAGTACATCGATTCAATCGCATTGGCAAAATGTCGTATATCAGGTTGCTCAAGAACGAGATTTTGGTTAACCCGATAAATATTTTGGCGATTGACTTTTGTCTTTGTAATTAGACCAGCATTAATCAGCTGCTTAACTGTTTTGTCAATCATGGTTTCGCTTAAATCTAAGTATACAGAAATTGCGCGAATAGTCATAGTCGGGTCTTCAATTATCGCAATCAACACACGTCCAGGTGTTGATAGAAGACCTATGTCAGAATCACGATGGTAACGCAAAACCTTCTTGCTGTCTAATGCGCGAAGTATTTTCTCAAGCGTTTCTTCCGTCGACTCCCCAGGTCTCGCATCGATAACTTCTTCCAAAGCTTTTTTAATGTCTTCAGTTTTTTGTGCCCTCATGACATGTCACCCGCTCCCCACGTCCATGGTGTACTATCAATTGGGGTCACGACAGAGGTCACACCACAATTCACAGTCGGTAAACGATTCATACCAAGAGAGAGTAGCAGGTGGGGATAATGCTAAAAGATGCATTGAATTCGCTAAAGGCGACGCAGGGTAAACAACAGCTATGTAAGTTGGGAAGATTGGTCACTGACCTCGAAGACGATGAATCACAGCTTCTTATTGACATCCTGCGTAGCGACGTGTCCACAATGAATTTAGTTCGGACACTGAAGTCAGAAGGCATATCGCTAAGTCGAGAATTTCTCGGAGAGAAAAGAAATTGCTTCAAAGATGACGATGAAGCACGGACATGCTGCATAGCAGAGAGGCTAAAGAAATGACCACAAAGAAAAAGCCAACATCAAAACTGGGTGAAAAATTAAAAGCCGTCAAGGTGGCCCAGCAAAAAGAAGATGCTAGCGCCAAGGCTCTCGGTGATATCGCAGCGATGCTCAAGGCCAAAAACATCGACCCGTCCGAAATTGGGACTATTAACAAAGTGTCGTTGTATCAGACGGTAACAAAGAACGAATTGGGCGAGACGGAAGTCCATAATTTGCAAGCAATTCAGTTCAGCCCCACTTGGGACCAGGGGCCACAGTGGCCACTAATTGAACAAGGCCCCAAGATACAACTACAAAAGTCAACGACAAAAGTCACCCGTCCGAAAGGCTGGGAAGAGGCTGTCATCGTACCTGATATACAAATCGGCTTTTACCGTAAATCATTGGATTCTATGGACCTGGAACCAATCCACGACGAGCAGGCAATAGCAGTAGCCTTGAAACTGATTGAAGACATCCAGCCAAATCAAGTGGTGATGGTCGGAGACAACTTAGACTTTGCAGAATTCGGCAAATTTTTGACTGCTGCTCCGTTTAAGCAACTAGTTCAGGCAGCTATCGACAGGGCAACAATGCTTTGTGCCCAAATTAGGTCAGCTGCACCAAATGCAAAAATCTCGTGGATTGCCGGCAACCACGAAGCCAGAATGGCGAGATATGTCCAAACCAACGCCGAAGCCGCCTTCGGAATCACTAGAGGCAAACTCAATGACGAATTGAGGGATAACTGGCCAGCCATGTCGGTTCCATACCTTTGTCGAATGGACGAGTTCGGGGTTGACTATATTCCTGGATACCCAGAGTCCTATGTCAGCCTGAATGAAAACCTGATGGTTATCCACGGACACAAGGTTACGTCCAATGGTTCAACGACCAGTAAGTACCTAAATGACGCCCATGTGTCGGTGATATACGGACATATCCACAGGACAGAGTATGCCTTCCGCACTCGTCTGTCCAAGAATGGTCCAAGAACCATCATGGCGGCAAGTCCTGGCTGTCTCTGCAGGATAGACGGCGCAGTTCCTTCCACGAAATCTGGCGCAGATGAATTCGGACGTCCTATGCTCATGGGAGCAGAGAACTGGCAACAGGGAATGGCAGTAGTCCAGTACCAGCCGCCAGGGGTAGGCAACGAATGGTTCAACTACGAGCCAATGTGGATTTATAACGGACGAGGATTCTTCCGAGGCAAGGAGTACAGCGCATGAGTTCAAACGACCTTCCGCAAGAGTGGAGCGACTATTCAAAAGAAAACCTCCTCGAGGACATGGAACTTCTGAGGAAACAAGGTTTGATTGAAGTAGTAGGGATAAATAGTGACGGTGATTGGCTGTACGCCCTCACCGAATCAACAAGAAAGTTAATTGACGAAAACAAGTCAGACGACCCTTGGGCTGTGATATCACAACTACTCATCGATGAACTACCGAATAGAGACGATATCAGTTGACAACAATAATCGGCATTCAGGGAGATGGGTTCTGTATAGCGACCGCTGATTCGCGTATCGCTGAGACCGATGCCGAGTCAAATTTGATTTCGCAAATTGTCGGTCTAAAAGAGAACAACAGCAAATTAGGGATTAACGGTAAGTACATACTCGGCGCTGCCGGCGACCTGCGGGCAATAAATATCCTGCATCATGCATTCAGCCCACCAACTCCGCCCCCAAATCTCAAAGGCAAGAAGCTTGACCATTTTGTTACAGTTAAATTTATCCCAAGCTTGAGAGAATGCTTCGAAGCACAGGGATATGCCTCACCCGACAACGATTCAAAACAACATATCGCCGAACACGCTTCAACGATATTCATGGCTGTCAATGGACAGATTTACATCATTGACGGTGACTACTCATGGATTTCAGACTCCAGTGGGATGTTTGCCATCGGAAGCGGCGCTCAGTACGCACTCGGAGCGATGTTCGCCATGCAACCGAAAGGCAAGATGACTGTTGGTGCAGCGCGAAAGCTTGCACTAAAAGCAATCGCCGCATCTGCCAAGTTCGACCCCTATACCGGTGCTCCGTACCATACGTTTTCACAGGGATTAGATAAAACCACTGACCGCTAGTTACTTCTGGATAAATTTATCCTGACTCAGATGACTAGATAAGTCCATTTAGGACAAGAAAGAAAGCGCCGCTTTTTCCTTTCACGGATTACAAAGGCCGCGTAATCCCCTAGGACCGCATAACGCAATCCGTTATGCCTAGAGACTAGATAGGGGTAAGGCAGAGCAATGGGGTGCCAGTAGGGGCAAGGCATAGTTGCAGGGGGGGGTAAGGCATAGTACGAACCAAAACCAACATCCACTTGACCACCACCTACCAGCAATTACCTAGTAGTAATTATCCAAAGAGATAAGAAATTCATCTTTTCTCTGAGGAGATTTTGTGACAAGCAAGAAAGAAATATCCAAACAAAAATTACCCAATAAAAATACCCAACCATTTTCAGAGATAGCTATACCTGCGAAAGATTGGTTTCAACTGGCAGCCTGTAGGGGAAAGACCGAACTAATGTTTCCCAAACAACATAAGGATATTACTTACATTGCACAGGCAAGAACCATCTGTAGGGCGTGCCCGGTTCGAGACAAGTGTTTAGAGTACGCACTTGAGTTTCCACCTGCTGATATGCACGGTGTTTGGGCAGGACTAACGAGCAGACAGCTTGCAGCAGAACAGAGAAGAAGAAAGATAAAGCCAACACGGCCAACGCTTGCACAGATGTGGGGAAATTAAATGTCCACCCGGGCACCTCACTTGAGGAGGGGTCATGCACCCGACGCAAGGAGTCGTCGGTAGACGATGGCATAACCACCAAGCGAGTTAATTCCGGCCCGAGTGGACGAGAGTAACCTAGCACAGCAGATGGCCGGCATCTAATAAAAGGCGAAAAAAGACCAAAAATCCTGCGCCGGCGGTCCTAAAAATTTTTTTTCGAAATTTTGTAATTACAAATTACATAATGCGCAAGTTGCAAGTCTCACAAAATTGCCACTCATTTAATTGGGTAATTTTTTGCAGGCAATCTTTTTTGCCGCACGGCTTTAGTAATTGTTCCCCGCGCACGTACGCCAACACTTGCTCTTCCACTGTTGGTATTGAGAATTGCGCAGAGCCAGGAGCAGGGAATCCCTTTTGGTTGCGTACGAATTCATAGAGTGCATAGATGCACAATTGATTTACAGATATTCCCTGTTTAGTTGCGTACTCAACTATCTCGTTTTTCACCCGGCCTTTTAGTCGGATGTTCAGCGTTACATAGCTGTCGAGATGTTTAGTCTTTTTGCTTTTAGCGCCCATCTCGCTCGACCAACGACTCTATGTACGCAGTCAAGCTCAAGTCGACGGCGCCGGCCTGATGCATGAGTTTTTCTTTAAATTCTTTTGTGACGCGCAATGTCAGCGTCACTACTGGCTTCGTTGGTATAAGAGCTGGTCTGCCTGGGTTTCTCTTCACAAACCAGAAGCTAGCCCAGGACGACAGACCTCATTGCAACTACTAGCGAGACAACAATAAATATCTTCAGCAGGAAAGCAATCCTGGAATACATTACAGCATAAATAAAAAGACTAGAAAAAAATAGGTAAATTATTGTTGGGGTATTCATTTACTACTATCCAATTCAGGAACTGAGTACCGGTCCATATCTAGTTCATTGACGATTCGTTCATATGTACGACAGAATGCTTCTCTGTCTGAATTGGTGTGCATTCCCCAGGCAGCGTCTCCCAGTGCCCTTACTGTAGAGCGGAGGGCGTCTGACATCTCAACTGGGTTACCTACACCAGAATTGACGTTAGAAATTACGGTAAGGAATTTACCCCAAGCAACAAGGGGGTCATCGAATGAGGTCATTTTTGTACGCCTATTTATTGTGGCACGACGTATCTCGCCAGGCCTGGGCATGAACTGGGCGCTGACCGCAATCTGGAGGAAAGCCTTCTTTGTCTCGTCGTACTCCAGGTCATGGAGTAAATCGTGCCAGGACGAATACAGGGTCATTAGTCTGTCTTCTGCCGAGGGGAGTGTTTGGTTGTAGGTGGCATAGGCCTGCTCTACCAATTGAACTAATTCGGTTTTAGTCACTCGTCATCCTCTTCTTCATTGCAGCGTAGGGGTCGGGTAATCCTATCCATCTCACAGTCGCATGGGGGTTTGCTCTTGCCGGCAATAATCATTTATCCCCACTTATCCATTTATCTCGAGCTGTGTTGCCTGTCTTTTCTTCCAGCTTCCTTAGGAACATCTCGACGTGCTGTGCATCAATGAAGATGTTATGGATGTCGTTGTACTTCTTCCCGTTGGGGTTCTTGCCCATATGCCAATCAGAGACAAGGCATCCGTCTATAGCGTCCTTGCAGGACTTGATTCCGTAGTTCTTGATAGCCCATCCAATTCTTGCCGCGCGTTTGGCGTCCAGGACTGCAGCTCTTTTGGAATGGCGTTCTTTCCAATAGTCGAAAACTATTTTCTTTGCATCTTCAGAAATTGTTTCCGCCGCCGTGCGTTGGTCTTTGGTGTGCTGATTCGGACCGCGCTTCTTCTTCTCTCTGGGGAAGAGCTCATCAACCATAGACACATCCTATCGTTGCTTTCCGCCACCGTCAATACTTATCGACACAGAAATGGTACAAACAGGAAAAAAAATTTTGCTTAATTTTCAATTGAGTAAAACTAAATTTCGTAAATGAAAACACTCTAAAGATTGGATTAATCCAAAACTATTCTTACTTTCAACCAAGGAATAAATCCTTGAATGAATAAAGAAGAACCCCTCCTTTGGAGGGGGTGTGGGGGAACCTTTGAAATTTTGCCAACTTTCGTGGGGGCGTGGCCGGCTAAGCCTTTTGTTTCCAAAAGGTTTTCAGGGCATGTAGGTTTTCCCACGTAATGTGTCGACACGTTGGACCGACCTATTGGTCGATGGCGGTTCAAGCTAGCAGAGTCTTCCACCACCGTCAACCACCCAGGGCAAATTCTTTTCAGAATCTTTTCAGTTTTTTTATTTCTTGAAATATTTACATGGAGTCTTTAAAAATCGTGCTATGTTAGCGGGGCTCCTTCCGGAGTTACCCCCTTTCACCGGAATGGAGTTAACCCCAGGGTTGAGTCTTTCTGTTTTCTGGTAGGTGGTGACGGAAGTTGACTCCCCTGGGGTTTCCTTTAACCCGGAGAGCTCGAGCGGCTATTCGTCAGATTTTGGCTTTTTCCACATCCCTGAGTTAGGTCCGCCTAACTCTCTGTCCTGGAATGACCAACCAATCAATCCCCATGGGCCTGGCTTCTTTTTGCGTTTGGCCATCTTTTCTTCGAGAATGTGGGTAATGTCGATATCGAAGTCTGTCCTTCGATTATTGGTCGGGTGGTTCCATCGAGACTTCATCTGTTCGTACGCAATCTTTTGGGAAAGCTCATGCAGCTCCATGCCATCGGGCGTCTTATTTCTTTCTTTTTCTAGCCTCCACGAGTCGAGCTCAGTGATGAGAGTTTTGGCCGCCTGGTCCAGCATCGCGTTCATTTTTTCCTCAGCTTCGTAATAGCGCTTTATGTCCCTTCGTCGCCGAAGCGTGCGCGAATCAAAAAACCACAAAATTGCAAAAACCAGATGCAGGCCCAGAGATACGTAAACGTTCATGAATTTTCCTCATTTTCTTCTTTTTCTTCAGCCGGCAGCCGGCCGCCAGATTCTTTTAAAATCTTATCTTTTTTGATTTCGCCCTCGAGCCACAACGCGTCCGCCTCGAGCTCAGCTTTCATTTCGATGATGTCTTCGCATTCGATGTCAGACATTCCAGAAAAGTTAAATTTTCCCATCATCCCCCCAGTGCCAGGCGCTCCCGATTACGGCCAAAGTATTTTGATTAATAATATCCCCGCAGCGGTAACACACGTACGACTCTTCGTCCCAGCCGCTGCCGATTTCTGGTTCTAACATTTCGCCTTTTTCGTTACATGGATAAAAGCCGTCGGCCCCTGGATTGTTCCCACAATCACAGACCCACCAATCAATGGCTGCTTCTTTTATCGCCATTATGCATCCTCCTTGGGTACATATTTGTTTTTCTTTTTTTCGTATAAATACTCGGTCATTGTCAGCTTTGCGATGAGTCCCCAGTCGCCATCTTTTAGTACATTTTTCAATGCGCGCATGAGGCCTGCTTTCCATTTGGACCGCTGCCCACCATTTAGATAACGAGATAGTAATCTTCCTGAAGACATTTCTGGATAGAGAACATTGCGCCAGTTGAGTGGGCACTCTTTAAAATTTGATGATTTAAGCATGTGTCCAACGCGCTTTTCCAGGCAGCCAATGCAAAGCATCCCGCCGCGCTTATGCATGCCAGCTCGTTTCCAGATGGCGTCCGTAGACATGTAGTACTCATTAATTTCAACTGTGTCTACACCGCAGTCAACACAGAGCGCACCTTTATCGGTTGGCATAGTACTCCCGCTCTGCGTCGGAGTCTTTTCGGTAGTACTCGTACATAGCTCTGGTTGAATCGTGTTCGCCCCAGTTCTCGTACTCGATTCGAGACCGTTCCTGTCTGTCTCGTTTCTTGTTAGCGCGACGCTTGCCAGCTGAGTAGATAATTGCTGCGCGTATCAGGCCCATGTCTATCTCCTTACGGTTCTAATATGCCCAAGGGGTCGTTTTGATTTATGTAATATTCGGTGTCTTTACAGTAATCGGAACTGCGTGTGCTAAATGATTTCTGTGAGCACCAATCCTCTTTGAAATCACCAACAAAAAACCAAAAAGCCCAATACAGCGGCAATGCAAAGAAAAAGAAAAATATAAATATTGAATAAGTTCTTGTAGACGTTTGGTCAAGGGCTGAATCAATAATTCCGCGACCGCCTAGTGGGGTGTGGTTATAAAGCGCGCTACCGCCACGCCAGCTTAATAGTGCAGCTACCACCAAGCACGAGCCAAAATACACAATGCCCATCTTCCACCACCGTCATCTTTCTAGTAACTTTTTTAAATTGCTTTTTTATTTATACCGTGAGCTCGAGGTTAAACCAACCTCGTTCCCACATAATTCCAATTGCTGAGTAGCCGACAATATC